GATGCTGCGATTGTCCATATCAACGCATGGAACTCACCCCAAAACTTCATCACCGAATCCTTCTTGCTGGTGCAGGGGCTACCGTCAAGAATACAGCACCCAAGGCAATCAGCGCACGACGAGTGCTAACAGGCACAGTCGAGTTGAGTGGAACATAGTTGTCAGCGAAACCTTGGAATATATTCAACACCGACTCGAACGCTTTGCGTACGGACGAAGGTGCCGATTGCACAGCTTCAACTACTGCTTCGGCTTCGTCTGGGCTGAGTTCGGTTGGGGCGATTTCGTTGAAGAGATGTTCGGCTTGGTCGGTGGTGATGTTTTCTAGTACGGCTGGGGAAGTGATGAGGAGGGTGGCTTGGCTGGTGTCTAGGTCTTTGCTGAGGACTGATTCCACGATGGCTTCTATGGCCTCTGTGGAGGCTTCTGAGAGGGCTTCTAGGGTGTTGAGTAGTTCTGTTTGGGTGAGTGGTTCAGGCTCGTCTGTGGGGGCTTGTAGCGTTGTGGTCACATCTGGTTGAGTTGTGGTCACAGGAGGGACGGTTGAAGTCGTTGTTGGTGGATTTGTTGAAGTTGTGCTGGTTGTTTCTAACGGAGGCGGGAGCGTTGTGGTGGGGACTGGTTCTGGTTCCGTTGTGGTGGTTGTCGTTGTTTCAGGAACGGTAGAGGTTGTCACCGGTGGAACATAAACCGTCGTTGTTGTTGTTGGGGCTACAGTCGTTGAAGTACTTGTCGTCGTTGAGCTAGTTGAGGTAACCGTTGAAATACTTTGTTGGAGCGTTGTTGTTGTTTGTGGTAATTCCGTTGTGGTTGTTGGGACGGTTGTTTGAGGAAGACTCGAAGTCGTAGTAGTTGTTTCTTGAACTGTCGTAGTAGTCGGGTTGGTGACAGGGACAGTCGTTGACGGGACAGTAGTAGTAGAGGTCGTCGTCGTTGTTGTGGATGAGGTTGTAGATACCCATTCACCCAAGCCTAATGTCAACCCTGTAATCGTGAGGTTGCCTGGTTGACAGCATGAGTCAGTCGAGTACTGCTGGAACGCAAAAACATCCCCAGCCTGAACTTGTATCAAACCTGATCCGGTGGCATTGTTCTCATTTGTCAGCTTCGTGATAACCCCGTTGAGAATGATTTGTGGTGGGTCATACCAAGACCCATCGTTGGTTTGATACGCCCATTGGAAACCGAGTTCGTTTGTCTCCTCTGGGATGATGGCCTGCATCCGAACATAATGAGACTTCCCAGCACACGTCCCACCATCAGCACCAACAAGCCTGAACCCACCCTCAACCGGCACAACCTGCCCACCCTGCTCAGCAAGACAAGACTTCGAGAACTCCCAAACACCCAAACCGTCAGCCTCAGCCCGTGACGATGTAACCAAGAACCCCAGCAGCGCAGGAACAACAATCAACCATCGAAGCGGAAACATGGTGTCAATCGTACTTCGTGCATTTTCTGCAACCCGTACACATCATCGTTCTCAGGGAAACGATTGACGATATTCAACAAATCATGCTCAAAATAATCCCAACCACAAAACGAATAGATAGAAGCAATCACTTCCTTTGTGTAAGAAACCAAATCCGAATACTCCACAAACAAAAACTCGCCATCATTATTCTTCTTAGCCCAATCAACACCCTGCAACGAACGCATGATCGGCTCACTATCCGGAGACAACAAATCCTTAGACTTGAAGACCCTGTTGTTCTCTTTGCCTAACCGAATGAACGACTGAACAATCTCGTCAATCGGCCTAGTCAAAACAATTATCTTCGGATCAGGGCAAATGTATTCCTTAATCATTCGGACATTGGCTTCAAGTGTCCACGACCTGCACTTATCAACAACAACAGGTCGGTCAGTATCCTGATAGTAAATCTGTGGAATCTCAGACACCAACTGCCTCTGAGTATCAAACCGATTATTGGCTATCAACTGTTCTCGACTATTCGTCTCACAAGAAACAGACATATCCCACATCAACTGGCAAACAGCAGAATTGCCTTCAGCGTGAATGAGTGGGTTCTCGCTAAGAATGGAACTGAGCAGAGTCGAGCCTGAACGTGGCAGACCAGACAGAAAAACTAACTGCTTGGGTATTCTTTCCATTCTTGACCCTCCTCGTCCCACAGGTAATTACCTGATGAAGGATACGGTACAGGAGGTTGCCAATCAAAACTGGCATCTAAAGTCCAAGACGGGAATGGCTGCGGGCAAACAAACACATCAGCAGTCTCATCATATGAGTAGCCGATTCCTGCATACTGTTTACGGATGTTCCCGTGATACGAAGTACGGACACAGCGTTGACCTCTAAAGTCGCCATACGCTTTTTCCCAATCGGAAATGCCATCAACAACTTCATCTTCGTTGCGACCAGTAATAACTTCGGTCACGATGTTGTTCTCGTCTAAAAATGCGTAATGTGCCATTAGAAAGTCACGTTTCCAGTTCCAGCTGTGAATACATAAATCTTGAAACCACCGGTTGTTGTAGTTGGTGTTGTGCCACCACCAGTTTTAACTAGAGTCCCACCGATAGATGTCAGGTTCGGGTTGGTGTCCGCGTAACGAATAATGACGATTCCGCTTCCACCATCACCACCAATTTTCGCATTCGTGCTGTTGTTCATTGATCCGCCACCACCACCGCCCGTGTTTACCGTTCCAGCAACAGCCACGTTGGCGTTCGTATTACCTGCACCGCCACCGCCAGAACCACCAGAACCAACAGTCCCGCTATATCGACCACCACCACCACCACCACCACGAGTGACTGCTGAAGAAGTTATTGAAGATGAAAGTCCAGCACCGCCGTTACCACCATTAGATGTGTTGGTTGCTGGGCTTACACCGACGGCACCCGCACCACCGCCACCAGCAGCAGGATAAGAACCATCTCCTCCAGGTGCATTACCACCAGCGAAACCTTGAGTTGGTGAAGCAGCAACACCACCAGTACCACCACCAGCACCAGCACCACCGCCAGAACCACCAGTATTACCGTTTTGCGTACCACCACCACCGCCACCGCCAGTAGCAGTAATCGTTGAAAACACAGAGTTGTTTCCGTTTGTTCCCTGCGGAGTCACGCCTCTAGTTCCACCAGTACCACCACCACCAACAGTAATAATGAATGTTGAACCTAATTCAACTTCTAATGCTGATTCGGCAGACCCACCACCACCAGTTGTTTCACCTGTTGTTGAGTTTCGATAACCACCAGCACCACCACCACCACCAGATATCTGACTACCAGCACCGCCACCGCCACCAGCGATAACTAGGTATTGAACAGGAACAAAGTTGCCTGCACCCACTCCAGCCAAGATTTGCATGGTGTTATGCGCTTACGTTGCCGACCATGATCCAAGCGTCGGTATCCCACTTGAGTACGGTACAAACAGCGTATTGAGTTGTGAGTTTAAGTTTTCCACCAGCAGATCGAATCACAGCTGTACCACCCGCAGCAAAAGTTGCGGTACCGGTACCAAGCAACATGAAGTTGAGTTGGTCACCAATCGCAAACGCTGTCGTAGCGTTCGCTGGAATAGTGATCGTTTGCGCTGCTGCATTGTTCAAGGTTGTGAGCTGTCCGACTTGAGCGGTGCCAGGTGTGTAGGCCGTACCAATTTGGGCGTTAACAGTTATGAGGCTGTTTGACAACGCTGACATTGATGCTGCGGTGAGGGTGTCACCAGGGGTGAATGTTGGACGTACTGCCATAATGCTCCTATGTTAGCCGATGATTAGTTTACGCTAAACCCTTGGTGTCATCGTTCAGTTCATCGGTGTCAAGGATGAAGTATGTGTAGATGCGGGTTGGGTTGGGGTAGAGGGTGACGATGTGACGGTCTGGGGTGATGTCATGATTGATTCCTTCGAGTGCCATGACTTGTGTGACTGTTGATGGGGTTGAGTTCGGGAACGATTTGGTGACGGATAGTTGTGAGCCGATGTCGAGCGAACCGACGATGGTTCGTTGTGCATCGGTTAGGCCGTTCATCACGACTTGAATATTGCCAAACCAAAACGCAGGCACAGGACGAGTCAAATACCCAGCAAGGTCACCAGCATCGTCCAAGGTTTCTAGGAGCGTGATGACAAGTGGTGTTTCTTGTACACCGAACTCAGCAACGGACTCAGCAACTACAGCTTGAGCGTATTCAATGGTTGGTTGCAGGTTGCCTGCTGTTGGGATTGGTGGGGCAACAGCGACGTTCACCGTGTTGATTACTGACGGGTTGGTTGGGGTGAAGTCGTTAGGGCGTGACGAGTTTTCTTTAGCGAAATAGTCAGCTAGTTCTGCTTCAAGTTCAGCAGAAAAAAGTGTAAGGTCAACTTGCCAGGAGAATGAACCGAATGACATATCAGTTACTCACAATGTCAAAGGTCGTGTATGGGATGGCGGTGCCACCGGCATCGGATAGGTAGCCGTTGATGGCTTGTAGTTTGCCGAGAAGCCGTCTGTCAAAGTGGAAGTTCCCTGAACCATCCACCCAGATACGGCCTTGCTCGGAGTTGTTGACACGCATCAGATATTCCATGACTGATGACGAAGCGTCAATCGGAGCGTTACCTAAGTTCGCTACACCTTCTTCCAATACCCGTTGACCTGCTTTGCCGAACGCATTAACCGAAGTCAGCACCTTGTCAATGCGCACGTCAGAGCGTTCTGGCACTACCGACCCTGAAGCAATCTTCGTGTTATTCAACCTGAACAGATCGTCAGAACAGTTGATCGTTACAAGTGACCTGCTTGGGTTCTCAATGCGCTGGTCGTATTGGGTGATGATGCCGGTGAACAGATATGTTCCGTTACGACTGATCCGCACACCAGAGTTCAACTCAAACCCCAACCGTCCCTTAGCCGTATTCCAATAAGGCGAACCCTCATTCACCAGGCTGAACCGATAATCCAAATCCTCAATCTGCAACACCGCAGTCGAAGGCTGACCCGTAGGGTCACGGAACCTGTTCTGGCGACCACGATTGATAGACACCTGCTTCACATAAGCAGTCACATCCTGCCAATCAGTCGTACCCTCCAACACATACACGCTTTGGTCTAGAACACCAGCAACGGCATCATCCAAACGAAACGCATTAGTCGATGCACCATAATCCATCTCGACCTTATAGGTGCCACAGTTAGGAATCGCAACAGCCATCGTGCTACTTAGTCTTCACAGGAATCTTGCCAACAGAACGGTTGTACTGTTGCAAGGCATCAACCACCTTCTTAGGCAAACCCTCCTCAGCAATCGCAGCATTGATATTGATCTGATACGTGTCATTCGGCCTCAACGAGAACCCACCCCCAGCCGTAACCGGCACCTGCCCTGCCACCCCACTCATCGGATTAGGCATACCACCCAAAACCTTCGGATACTTCGCAATCAAATCAATCGTCGCCTGCAACGAAGCATTGAAATCATCCTGAGCGTTCTTCGTATTAGTGACCGCCTCCTCCCAAGCCTCAAACGCTGAAGCCTGTTGACGAGTCGCATCCTCAACACCACGCAACGCCTCATCATAAAGATACGAACCAATCGTCGCACCAAATATCGTTTCGTTCAACAACGTCTGCTGGTCATTCAACTCCTTAGTTGAATCAATCTGAGAATCAATCGCATCCTTCACCGACAACTTCGCCTCAGCCAAATCCAACTCTGCTCGACGCACATCCATCGGAGAAGACTCAGGGTCTTTACGAACCTCAGCAAGATTCTTCTCAGCATCAGCAACCGAATAGATAGCCTCCTCAACCGCAAACGTCGCCCGCTCCTGCGCACGTTGCGCCCTATCCAACTCCTTCTGCGCAGCAATAGCCTCCGGCGAACCAGCACCAAACCCACGCTCAATCTGAGCCAACCTAGCCTTAGCGTTAGCGAGGTTGGTATTGGCATCAGTCAACGAAGACAACGCCCCAGACTCAGACTTACTAGCCTTCGTCAACCTGTCCTGCAACGATTCTGTTTTCTTCAACGAATCACCATATTCTTTAAGTTTTTCAGTAGCAGTTTTAAGAGTCTTATTTGTCCCCTTCAAACCACTCGTGTCATCACCGGTCAAATCCTCGGTGGAACCAAGCAAACCTTGTTGCGCTCGAATCGCTGACGGCACACCACGCACCGCATAATTATCAACAGATTTAGCAAACCCATCAAACTGTTTTCCAAGTTTGTCAATATCAATGAACTCGTCAAACGCTTTAGCAAAATCTTTGACGGCCTGAATTGGGTTGCCTTTAAGCAGTTCAATCTGAGCTTTCAAAACATAGAACGCCCTAGCAGCAACGTTTGCTGTTGCAGCGATACCAAGCGTGATTCCCTTAAAAGCAGAAACTATCTTTGGTGCAGCTGAACCCGATTCATACAACAACTGCTGAAACCCTGCAACCAAGCCCTTTTCACCAATAACTGTGGTGACTCGTTGAATCGCTGGAGCAACATTCTTTACCAAAAACTCAGAGAACTTTTGCAGGTATGGCAAAAGTGCTGCGCCTATCGTTTCAACAATTTCACCGAATTGTCCTTGCAAAATCTTTATCTGTCCACCAAAAGTATTTGCAGCGGTTTCCGCAGCACCGCCGAATTGGTCGTTCAATAAGCCAACAACCTTTTCAAAGTCTTTTGACTTCTTGATGTTGTCATCAAGCGGGATACCAAGTTTTGATAATGCTGTGAACTGTCCCTGGCTGGCCTTAGCCAAAGCCAACGAAACAGACGCAAGGTCTTTTCCTGTTGCAGCAGAAATATCTTGAGCCGTATTAAGCAAGTTCTGGGATTGAGTGAGGTCACCTGTCGCCCGAACTAAAGTCCCCAGCGACGCACGAAGTTCTGTGTCAGATGTTCCGGTGCGAAGTTGCGTCACCGATATATACCGTTCAGCAGAACGAGTCAACGCCTCATTAGCACCAAAGGTTTTCTCCAGCTGACGTTGCAACTCAGCCTGCGAAGCTTGGTCTTCCATCGCAGCTTTAACCGCCGAAGTTAATCCCGCAGCGATAGCACCCAAGGCAGCAGTACCCGCAATCGCCAACTGACCCCAACCAGGGATCGCACCACCAACCGACTTCTGTAAACCTTTCAGCCCACCAGATAACCCCTTGAATCCTGCTTGGGCTTTAGCGGTATCAGAAATAAACTTAACAACGAACGTCCGCTCACCAGCCATGCAACGATTCTACTCAATAACAGACAACCCATTCCGCAAAGCAACAAACTCATCAAGCATCGCAGAATACAAAGCCTTCCCCGTCAGGCCATCCCAACGAGAAATATCTACAGGCGCATTCCACCAAGCCTCAGACAACACCTCTGAACCAGCACGACGCTGACGAGGCTGACGCACCTGCTTTGAACGAGGCGACACAGGATTGACAACAGGTTCAACATCCAACTTGAACGATGAATCAAGCAACACACCATGACCCTCATGGAACTCAAACGGCTGATCGGGTGCGTGTTGAGGAAGATAGAAAATACGTGCAGGGTCTTTAGTCTGAGGGTCACCAACCAACCCGATACGGTCATGCAACTCCTGCCACACGACACGCCACAACGAAGCAGGCACCTTCTCCGCTAACGGCAAAACAAGGTGATAGTGAGGATCATCCAACCGATGCGAATAAGTCGAATACGCAAACCATTCCAAACCATCAAGCCGAGCATGGTCAAACGCTTCACCGTCCATGTCCACAACCAACGCCTCAACAAACCTGACATTACGGTTACCTCTAGTAGTACCAACGTCATACTCAACCGGAGACCACAACGCACCCGCAGCCTTGACAGCGTTCTCCTCATGCAACGACAACAGCTCTTTAAGTTGCTCCCAAGACGAAGCCAACGGCTTCGGATAAATCGACTTCACATTCCTAAACAGAACTGCCATAACCCCTCCTACCTAGAGGGTACAGGAAACCAGCGGAATGTCAAGGCTTATCTTTAAGCGTGTTTAACACCCTCTGAATAGCGTCCAGATATTGAGTGGCAATATTGCCTTTCTCTTTACGGACAGTCTGCCAAAAAAAATAACCTGAACGCCCACGATGGCGCAAGAACTGTTTTGTTCTAGGCCTAGCCTGACCACCAAACTCAGCACCAAAGAACACGTCTCCCCTGGTCACCTTGCGCTTGCGGTTTCGGTTCGGGTTGGACTTAGAAACAAACGCAGATTTTTCACTCAACTTGATAGTAGGAATACGGTCACGCCTAGCCCGCATACCCTTCATCACCTCAGTTGCCTGACGAGAACGGGTGACAGTCGCAGCCTCAGCCTTAGCCTTCTCATTCAGATTCTCAGCCACATTCTGTGCAGCTTTACGCATCTCAGTATTGAAACGCTCATCAGCCTTCGCAGCGTCACGAAGAAAACTTGCGATACCGACAATCTCAATCGCATCGTTACCACCGGTAATTGTGACTTGACCTGCTCTACCGTAAACCGCCATACAGCAAGACTACTTGTTTAGATGAATTGCCCTCCAACGCAAATAAGCAAACATCGTGAACAACATTCGAGGGTCTTCTGCCAGCAACACCGAAGGAGCGATACCTGTCTCAACGGACAGGTACGCAATCATCCAATGGGCTGACTGGTCTCCAAAGGGACGATCACAGCGTTAGCTTGGTTGCCCAACTCCAAAGTCTCAACATCGTTAATCCAAGAATCAAAATCTAAACCAGTCTTCTTCTGACGATGTTCTGAATGCCATGCGATATATGCAAGGTCAGTCAAAGTTAGTTCGGCTTCAAACTTGGCGACGCTCTTGTTGAACTTTTTTTCAAAAGCAATAAAGTCTGGGAATGTTGCCATGATGGTTCGCTTGGACTGATCCAAAGCAGAAGTCATCTCTAGTGCTATCTTCATTTTCTACCTCCGCAGGTAAGGGTTGTTAAAGAAAAGTTATGCGCCAGTACCAGTCTTAGTTACTGCACCGTCGATTGGGTAGGTAACTGAAGCAGTTGCCAAATCGCCAACAGCACCAGCAACAGGAGTCCAAGTCAACGGCAGCACATTGAATGCGTACTGTGGGTTGGTGCTTGAAGCAGATGCAGTTCCGTTTGGCTTGACTGTCACAGGTACAGCAGTACCAGCATTCCAAGCGTCGTAGAACAACTTCTCAATCGTTGGGTAATCCTGATGCAACTCAAGTGTGATTGAGTTGTCTGCAAGACCTGCGATACGGGTAACCGCACCAGACGAACCGAATGATGTTGTAGCAACTTCAGCCTTTGACAGGTTTAGTGTTACTGATGCAACATAGGACGTGATGTCGGTGTTAGCTGTGCCGAAGGTGACCGCTACGTTTGTGAGAACTTGCTTTGCCATATTGGATACTCCTGC